TAAGATTTGCTCTAAGAGATGCTTTGATGGGGTTAATACCATCGGGTTCGTCAACATAAATTTCAGGTGCTGTCGTATATCCGCTACCACCGTTAATGATTGCAGGAGCTCCGTTAAGACTGCCACCATTTGCACCATAATTCATGACAGCAGGACCCAACTCAGCCCCGCCTGGTTGTTTAAAGGTAACTCTAGGTGTGAATGTATATCCACTACCAGAAGAAACAGTTTCTAGAGATGTAACTGTACCATTTGTGACTACCGCCTTAATTTCCGCAGCAACAGATCCTTCCTGAGTTGGTGATTGAATTACAACAGTAGGAGGATTTGTATCACTATAACCTCTACCACTTTTTAGGAGAGTGGTATTTTTAATTCCGTTAATTAGGGGTTGTACGGAAGATCCCGATCCACTATCAGATTTAACCGCAACCTTGGGAGGATATGCAAATCTATATTGAGATCCACCTTCCGCAACTTCAACAGAAGTAAGTTGACCTGCCGCATTAACACGAGAAAAACCAACGGCACCAGTGCCAAAGGAAGGAATTGGTGCTTCGATAGAGAAAAGATCGAGTCTTCTACCTGTAATAGGCACCAGATTGATGAAATTGATTAGATTTCCATCAAAAGTAAAATCAATCTTTGGTTGTAAAATTTGACCATCATAGATTGCAATAACATATTCATCCACTTCAGGACTGTATGCATCCGCATTTCTAGTAACAGCAAAGTTGATTTTGCCTTCACCAAATGCACCTGAAATATTATCGAGTGCATAAATGGTGTTTTCGATAAAACCACTCAAATAGATGATTTGAGTTTCTGCTGCACTGTCAGCAGGCAATTTAGTTCTTGGTGCTGTAGTAAAGACGATAAAGTCTTCATCGATAACAAAATCAACTCCAGGAATCAAATACTCATTGTAGAGTTTTACGAGTACATGAAAGTTTGAAGGAGGAGAAACTGGAGTGTCTTGAAGTGTCAGTTGAAAACGTCTTTCAACACCGTCGAATAGATCTATAGGATTGGCAAGAGTAGTCCACTTCTGTTTTACCTGTTCATACGAAATACCAGGAGATAGACCAATACTAGGAGACTGTACTGCTTTCTCGTAGTAAATAACTTCATCGCCAATTAGAATGCTGCCATCATTCTCTAGAAATTCATCAACGTTTTCGACAAAGATTGTAGAATCTGAGGTGCCTGTGGATTCTACAATCTTTGTAGATCCACCAAGAATCCCAACATCAAGTTTATCAATATCTAAGTAATTTAGAAACTCATTGATAATATTTTGACCGTAACCTGTCTTTTCCTGAGACTTATAATAGTACTCAAGAAATTTATTAAATAGGGGATTAAAATCGTTAACAAACTGAGGTGTTTGAGAACTAATCGCTTGGGAAACCTTGTTTATAGACATTTATCAGAAACACTGTTGATTTGCCAAATTACCTGGGACCGTAATATCGGGGATATCGATCACTGTTGGGACATCATTAAAGTCGTCTGGCGTAAGACTATTTATTGGGATATTGGAAGGCAATGACGTGCCAATAGGGGTAACTGAGATACTTGGAGTGATGATTTCAATTGTGCTATTTGGCTCAGAAACCGAGATTGTGGAGTTATTTGAAGGAATTGCCAAAACGGGTATACTTAGATCTCCAAGGTCTGCAATTGCTTCATCCGAAGTATCAACATCTGCTTCTGTAGAATCAGCATCGAAATCAGCACCAGTTGTGGAAGGAAGATTATTTCCACCAGCACCAATGATTGCTACAGGACCAAAACAAATTTGACCAGTTTGATAGTTTACAGTTCCTGCTTTATCGTTAGTGTATACCTTTCTATTTCCACTGTTGTAGTAGATGCGTAGATTTCCATATCCATCATCTTCAAAATATTGAATTCTTCCAGGTTCTTGTAGTGTCCTGAATCGACCAGATTTAATTACTGGAGCCTTGGGACAAGATTGATCTTCACCGTCATCATCAGTCCCATCTCCACTATCATAGAGTGGTTGACCAACAGTTATACAATATGTGTTTGTTTCTGGTGCGGAGGGTGCAATATATTTCAGCAAACTAATTTGAGTACTGGAATCTGTAATGCATCTATCAGAATTGACAAGTGCTCTTTCAAAGTTACCCAAACTAAATGATTGGCCAAAATTGTTAATGCCAGATGTTGCTGCCCAGTCTGCTGCTGCATTTTGAGCGTTAGTGCCAATTGCGCTAACTGCTCTACCAGAGCAAGCAGGGTCATATTGCAAGAATACCTTAGGATAGATGTACATCGTATCCGCATCGATGACAACAGATTCGATTGATGCCATTGAATATGATCTCAACTGATTAGCAAGAGACTTTTTAGTCGCATCGTTGAGTTTAGATCCAGTTTTTGTCTTAATCGCAATGTATACTTTTCCGTATACTGGAGGATCTAATTCATCTCCACCAAAAGCAACAACAGTTTTAGCATTGTCATAGATCTTTTTAGTAATGACTTCGTAATCTTGAGCGGTAACTGCTCTATATTGAGCGGAGTAGAATCTAGGAGCCAAGTATTTCATGGACTCCAATGATTCTGCAGCAGATCCATAATTTGATTTGTTTGCAACTTCAAACGCAACATTACCAACACCATAGATTGCGTTGTTACTGTCTATAAATCTACCAACAAAAGTGAATTTATTGACGCCGTTTGCTGCTTCCCCAACCGTGACAAGATAGTTGAGATCAATGACTTCTCCGTCTCCAAGATCTCTTCCAATTACTCCATCGCCAAATAAAATCTCAAATCGCATGTCCTCACCTTCACTGAGGAAATAAACGCGGTCTGTAGACGCAACAGTAGTCACATTGTCCACAAGATTGTAAACATCCGACGCAGTTGAGGAAGCATTTGCTCTAACTCTTACGGAAAGAGTTGCAGTATCCGCGTTTGGAGATGGAATAGTGTATGTTTGTTTGATAAACTTGTTAACTGTGTATGAGAAGTTAACAATACTACCCTCATAAATTTTCACACACCTAAATGTTGCCTGACCTGTAGTTTGATCTACAACCTCTGTGATAGGTTCGAGAATATTCCAAACATAGTTACCACCAGTGCATACAGGTCCCGCCTGCAGCGTTACATTGTTTGGGTATACATCATTCTGAGCTGTAGTTTGTACAGTAATATGAATATAAGCGTATGACGCCTTAATTGAAGTTGGAGTGTAGTTTAGGAGTTTTGCCTGTTTGACTACATTGTCTCTAACAGTGGCACTGTCTAGAAATGCCTCATTCAGCGCCATATTGGCGGTAAATGCCGTATAATATGTGTTATACGCCAAAATGTCGATTAAGTACGACAGAGACGACCCCTCAAAATCATAATCTGTAAACTCATCTCGAGTTCTTAGATATGATTTGATCGAAGACTTAATATCTTCAAAGTCCAGTGCTGTTAAATTCTTGGGTTGCATTGGTTAGGGACGCTGTAATACGAATTCTACATTTTCAACAATTGGTAGACCAATAATCTTATATTCGACTGTTACCTCAATAGCATTATTATCATAATCTGCAGCACACTGCACTTTCGTAACAGTAATGCGTTTTTCATTATTTCTAAGTGTATTTAGAATCTCATTCTGAATTGCATCTACCAGGAAAGGATCTAGTGGCTCAAAGAGAAGTGCCGTTATACGAGATCCATAATTAGGTTGATAAAATTTTTCTCCAGGGACAGTTAGGACCAGATTTTTGACTGACTGCTTAATGGCATTATCATTTGACACACTATTTACATCGTTAGTGAATGCATTTCGCGAAAAATCCATCGCAAGGTCTTTGAATGCTCTAGACCTATTGCGACCGAAGTCTGCGCCAGTAATTGATTTTAGTGCCATCTTTCTACAAAGTCGTCAAAACCACCTTTGCCACCGCACCATCTAGAATTTCTGTCCTTGGGGGGACGATTCTTACCCAGATTATTCAAAATTGCGTCAGCGCGTGGATCTGTAATTAAAACCATCCCCGATTTGATGAAATCTTGACTTTGATCTGGAATTGGATTGTTTGCCATGATTTTTAAGCTCTGTTGGACAGAACTTTTAGAGGGGTTGCTATCCCTAGGTATTATTTAGCGTCGTCTTCGATCTCTTTCTTCGTGCGCCAGAAATAATCAGTGTTATCACCGAGTCTCCCCCAAGGCACCCCATTCTCAACTTGATAATACTCCGTCGAAACTTTAAAATCTGGGATTTTTGGCTCTTCGGGTGTTAGTGAAATGTCATAAATGCGACAACGGTTGTTTGGATACAGTGCAAACTGACCATTTTCGAGATTTATGAGGTTAAATGACTTATGCTCCTCTGGAATTTCGCTAGTTGAATAATCTAGCACATCAGGGTTGGCATGATAGTTGTCTAATGTGCATATGTACGACCCTTTAAGGGTCCCGAAATGCCTTGTACGCACTTCCCACTCCATAGACGCTGTAAACTGCTTACAGAGCGATGTGACGCCATAGTCCATACAATTCCAAAACTGCAAATTTGGAAGATCTAGGTCTGGATCGGGAGTTTTTGCTTCACTTACAAAGGCACTGATGGGCAATTTATCAAACATTGCCCCATATTCAGGTAAATATGTCTCAAAATAAAAAGCACGTCCAGGTATCGACTTAGCCGACACCCAGACGCCCTCTACAA